GGTGTTATAAGTTGATAAGTATTAGGCTATACTGTAAATTCTTACATTCCCAATATTATGCCATATTCGCAACTACACTAAATACTTGACTATGGCAAACAAAGCATTCGATTCAGAAATATTCAAAGATCACCAAGATTATTGGCAAGTGGCCCAAAACATCAAGGACATATACCTATCCGAGGGTACGCTATTGACCCTGTTAGACTTCGAGCGTGTATTAGATTCCATGGATCTATACGCATTTAAAAACTGGGATATCGGTGAGCTGGTACAAGGCCCAACAGTGGGAAAATATCACGTTAGTTGTATATTTCTCTGGCCCGAAAACTTAATGCCCGATCCACGTGGTGGACGTAGATTATTACCGTTTGATTGTACTGTAAAGTACAAGAAAACTGACATGAAGATTCCCATTAAAATTGATGATCCTAGCGATTATCGCCCGGGAACAAAAATAGCAAGAATCATTGAGAAAAAGGTATGGCTAGTGGAAATCACCATGCCCAAAACTTTGATGAGCGATATACGTACAGGCAGTATTGATCTTGAAGAACAGGAACTTGATCTACAAGAATTAGATAACGCTTATTCGGTTGATGAACGTGGTACTGCACCTAGCGCACCGCCTGGAGCAGCACCGGCCCCAGCGGCACCTGCTGCTGCCGCAGCAGCCGCACCGGCCGCACCCCCCACTGGCGCATAAAAATGACTAATAAACCATCAAATTTTAACTTTGTTTTCGAAGGATTAGGATATAAGGATATGGATGGCTTGATCAAGCCTATTGTCCATGTTGATGAATTTACCAGTAAAATGGGTGACGATGATGATGTCATTGTATTATCTTTTTTCCTACGTGATCCTACCGCAGCCAAGGACCTAATGAATTGGTTTGAACGTGGCTATGATTTTATTATTGATGCTGATCGTAGCCCAGGTGAAATCAAAACAAATAGATACCTAGTATTTGTTGAAATACGTCGACGCAGTACAGCCGGCGCACATGTCAACCGATTATTAGAAGACCTGAGTACACTAACAGAACATGATGTAGAAGATTGGAAAATGGTGTACGATGGTAAGGAATTTCCCTTTAGCCAGGAAGAGTTTGAAAAAATAGTTCCACTATCGCCAAAAGCATATCGCGAGGCACACGATGGTGAATTAAATGAAATGCGTACCGCAGCTGGATTACCAGTAAAAACATATTATGAGCAGGATAACGATATTAAATCAATACAATCTGCTGCGGGGATACTGTAATGAAAATGTCAGAAATATTAAGAATAATAGCGGACACCATTGAGCCACTAGAAGAGTACGATCCTGCAGAAGTTACTCCTGACAATCCTGTAGAAGACCCTGCTCCTGGGATCGCATTGATCGTTCACCATGAACCGGAAATGGAACCTGAAATGCAGCAGGCCCCCGAACAAGAACTTCCTGCTGGACTAAGTGATATACTTAGGCTCGCCGGTGGCCCTGGTTGCTAGAATCTGGTGTCTATAAATTTATTTTACTGAATCAAATATCTTTTTTTGTTCTATATACCAGTTATTCCACGCATCAACTTTGTAACTACATTCATGATATTTTCCATAGTTTGTAGTTACATTAGATATTAAAACACTTAGTTTATTAGTTATAGGAGCAGCAGTAAGCTGTTCACATGCTGTGGTCAATGATGGCGGAACAGATGGAAAATTTCTTTCAACCGGCGTTGCGACACAGCCTGTTAAAAATAATAAAGATAAAATTATAACTGATTTCATTTCTTAACTCCTACTAATGCTGATTGATTTAGTATGTCAATAGCCAATGGATCAACTTTACAAGTTAAGTCAAGTTTAGCAGCATTTTTGGCAATGCGATTTTTAACTACATACTGAACTTCTTTCACAATTTTAACACGATCAACATACACCGTTTCAATTTTGCCATTAGCTTCAGCGGCCTCCTTCTCTGCCTTAGCAACCTTTATTTCAAGTTCGGCAACTCTTGCTGCCCATTTGGCTTCATTTGCAATTCCGCCTTCTATCCACACACAAAATACAATAAGCACGGCACTAGCAATACGAATTACAAATGCATTGGTTGTGATAAAAGGAATCATTTTAAGAATGTAGCTGGCCCCAAATGCTAGTATAGCAAATATTAACAATAGATGATATACAAAATCAGGTAATAAAGATAACAGCCACATTATTTGCCACATATCATGCCCCTAGTACGTGACAAGCATGTTGATAGTGTTTTTCTCTGTCAGCAAGGCCAATGGTGCCACCATTGATTCGTTTAGTTAATGTTAAAATATCACCTGCGTCAGCAAATTGATTTAGTCCATTAGTTTCCCAGAACCAACATGCGCTCTGAACAGCGCCTTCAAATGTACCTAGGTACTCTGGCAATTGTTCAACAGGAGTTTCTATACTTTCCGCAAAGCGTGTATAATTATCTTTGCCTGTTAACTGGATAAGACCCTTGCCTGCGTAACGCCATCCATCACCACTTTCTTCTGGACCATTGCCCATGCGGTCACAATAAGCACGATTGGCTATCATTTCTTGATTGTGTGCGTATTGCTCTGCAATAGCAGGCGGAAAACGACTAGGCCAGACACGGCTTAATGATGCTGCTGTGTAGTTTAAGTTTTCTTTTAATGCTGTAAAATTAGCACTCTCGTGGGCACATTGAGCTAAAAAAGCAGCTACCCTAGGTACTGTGTTAATTTCGTAATCAGGTAATATACGTGATATAGCATCATACCACTCTGCCACATACGGATTGTTAGGTATAATTTGTGCCAGTTGTTCTGGTGTAAAGTTGAATGCGAATCCTTGACTCATTTAATTTTCCTTTATTTTTTAGGTACTAGGTGACCAAACTGAGCTTCAGCACGGCGTGTGCCTGGACCAGTAATTCCATCTGCTGTGATCTTAGCTCCGGCAGCAATTAGTTCTTTTTGACGTTTCTGAACAGCAGCATCAAAACCAGGTGGTTTAGCAGCTGGCTTGGCAGGTGCCTTAGCTGGTACTGCTGTGCCTTCGTATTTCTTGTGTACCTTAATAGTACGGCAAGTTTGCTTAGTTGTCCCATCTTTATTTAATACAACATGACCAGCTTTGTCTTTAACTGGATTACATACTTGTTTAGTTTCGGCGGCATTAGCAGAAGATGCTATGCCTAATATGATTATTGCAAATAGAGTTTTCATTATTATTCCTTATAAGGGTTGATCTACTTGTGCTGCTGGACCTGGTTTGCCAGCATACATAGTTTTTGTTGGTGCGCTGTTAAACCCGGGAGATGGACTGTTAAATCCATTTGAGGGACTATTGAATCCAGGTGATGGGCTACCAAATCCAGATGATGGACTGTTAAGCCCGGTTGACGGACTGTTAAATCCTGACGATGGGCTACCATATCCATTTGATGGATTATTACCATACCCTGTATTCATGCCATTGTTGACCCCGGCTAATTTTTCTTGGGTACGCCCAAATGCCGCTACTCCTATTATGGCACCCATTGCCATATGAAATAGTCCTGCTCCTTGAAGAGTGATTGGTTGCCATTGTGTTTCAACACGGCCACCATGTGCTGCTTGTATTAAACTCCATAGTATAGGAAATACCACAAAATCACACATACAGACAAACATATACATCCACCCCATCATAGGGCGCCATTTGCTGTTCATCCAATCTTCTTTTTTCTTTTCGCTTTCAGATTGTACTGTTTCTGACATACTAAATCCTCGAATTGTACAGATATTTATCTAGATTCACCAAAGCTAGATTGACATAAATATCGTTTTACTATACAATACACCCATGACTATCTTATACCCTGTTACCATATGAGTAATCCTTACGATACACTGGGCGTGCCTAAAAACGCCACTACTGACGAAATTAAAAAGGCTTACCGCAAGTTGGCTAGTCAACATCATCCTGACAAAGGTGGCGATACCAAAAAATTCCAAGACATACAAACAGCTTACGAGACACTGGGTGACGAACAAAAACGTGCTCAGTATGATAGACCACAGCCGCAAGGTGTGCATTTTGAATTTGGTGGACCGGGAGGATTCGATCTCGGTAGTATATTCAATATGTTCGGGGCGAAGGGATTTCAAAATCATCCTCCTGGTCAGCCACCAAGACAACAGCACACACGCATGAGCTTGTGGATTACCTTATCAGACATTGCATCGGGCGGAAAACGTACAGTAGCCATTGGCGGTAGCCACGGTAGTATGAACATTGAAATCGAAATCCCCATGGGTATCAATGATGGAGACAATGTTCAGTATGGAGGAATTGGTCCGGGAAATACGGATCTAATTATTAACTTCCGTATTCATCCTCACCCCAAATGGCAACGTAATGGATTGACACTAATTGCCGAACAAACGGTATCCATCTGGGACTGTTTAGTAGGCGGTGAAACAATTGTAAAAGATTTACTGAATAATCAATATACTATTAGTGTTCCCCCATTAACTCAACCAGGGAGTTTATTAAGATTAAAAGACAAAGGGTTGCGTAACAGGCAAGGTCAGTCCGGAGATCTACTGATTAGGATTCAGGCTAAAATGCCAGAATCTATCAGCCAAGAGCTATCGGAACTGATTAAAGAGCAGCAGGAAAAATAGTCTTATCACTTGTATTTAAAATATTTTTACTATATACTATAACGGTACTGGATAAAGGATACCATGCAAAACAACAAAGAAATTGAAGCAATTGTAGGGCAGGCGGTTTCGATTGCTCGGATTAAACATCACGAGTATGTGCTAACCGAACATATATTATTGGCCTTAATACGCCACATTCCTTTCCGCAAAGTACTGGAAGGATTCGGTACAAGTATTGCACTCATGGACGAGGAATTAGATGTCTATTTGGACAGTTTAACCAGTATAGTTACATCTAAGTCAGAATTTCAACCACGTAAAACTAACGCCCTTGAACGTTGTTTTAATCGGGCTATGACACAGGTGTTATTTACTGGCCGCCGTTCAGTAACCACATTTGATTTGTATCTTGCTATGATGAGTGAGACAAACAGTCACGCACATTACTTCCTGATGAAGTATGGAGTTAAGAAAGCCGAGTTTATGGAATACTGGCAGCAAAATTATAAAGCTGAAGATGCCGAGGTTAGTGCTTCTGAAGCTGATGCCATCTTAACTGAATTTTGTACAAACCTAACCAAAATGGCTACTGAAGATAAGTTAGAGCCAATGATTGGCCGCTCAGCTGAACTAGACGAAATCATTACTGTACTGGCTCGAAAGTTTAAAGCTAACGTACTAATGGTGGGCGATCCGGGTGTAGGCAAAACTGCCATCGCAGAAGGGCTTGCCCAGGAAATTGTAAACAACCGTGTACCCGCATTCCTTAACGGACATGAAGTATGGAGTTTGGAAATCGGCTCATTGTTAGCCGGCAGTAAGTATCGTGGCGAATTTGAGGAAAAGTTTAAACAGGTCATTGGTGCATTAGAAGCCAAGAAAAATTGTATCTTATTTGTTGATGAAGCACATACAATGAAAGGCGCTGGCGCAAGTTCACAATCATCACTAGACTTTGCTAATATGCTAAAGCCAGCTATTACCAAGGGTTATCTTAAGGTAATTGCGTCAACTACCTGGGAAGAATTCTATGAGTCATTTGAAAAGGATCGTGCGCTAATGCGTCGATTCCATCGTGTGTCCATTGACGAACCCACGCCAGAAGTAACGGAGCAAATCTTAATCGGCTTATCACCTCGCTTGGAAAAATTCCACGATGTGTTGATTGATACTGATGCTATTAAAGCAGCAGTAGACTTGTCGGGTCGTTACATACATGATCGCAAGAATCCAGATAAGTCAATTGACTTGCTAGACGGTGCATGTGCCAAGGAACGTGTTAAAGATATAGGCACTACTACTGTGACTAAAGACATGATCATGGCACAGTTGAGTCGTATTACTGAGGTTCCCATGGATCGTTTACAAAACGAACGTTCGGCTAATATTGTGGAACTGGAAGGTAATATTAAACAGAAGTTGTATGGCCAAGACGAAGCTGTTAATTCGGTACTTGAGCGGGTATACATTAACTTCTCGGGTATTGGTAACGAAAACAAACCAATTGCCAGCTTCTTATTCTTGGGACCAACTGGCACAGGTAAGACAGAATTGGCCAAGTTATTGGCTGAGCATTTAGATATGCAGTTGTTGAAATATGACATGAGTGAGTTCCAGGAGAAGCATACTGTTAGCTCATTGATTGGTGCTCCCCCAGGATACGTTGGGTTTGAAGATGGTAATGTGGGTGGTGGAAAACTTATTAGTGATGTCAGTAAGAACCCTTATTCAATCTTGTTGTTTGATGAAATTGAAAAGGCACATCCGGATGTAGTTAACCTTATGTTGCAAATGTTGGATGAAGCTCGCATCACCAGTGCCAATGGTAAAACTGTTAACCTGAAGAACTGCATCATTATTATGACCAGTAACTTAGGTGCTCGCGACAATGAGAATAACAACATTGGCTTTGGGCAGACACTGGAAAAGACAGGATCAGAACACAAGGCAATGAAGGATTTCTTTAAACCTGAATTACGTAATCGTATTGATCAAATCTGTCGCTTTAAGAAACTAGATACACTGGCTGTTAAGAAAATTGTTGTTAAATTTGTTGATCAACTACAAACCAGTTTAAGCACAAAGAATATTCGTCTTAACTTATCCGAGCCAGTAATCGACATGCTGGTTGAAAAAGGCTATGATAACAAGATGGGTGCTCGACCATTAAATCGTAAGATTGATGAACTTATTCGCGTACCATTGAGTAAGAAAATTCTCTTTGAACGATTAAGTGACTGTGTAATTACAGCGGACATGGTTAATGATCAAATTGACTTTATCATCATACCTAATCCCGCATTAGCTATTGTCGACAACTCAGGAATTATTTTACTTGATGGCGAATCTTCCACCGTTTAATCACTTTGAACACAGGAGTACTGTGCTCAAAGATCGATTATTTTATGATAAATTCAAATACTGTATCTCCTTCGTAATGGATGAGATTACAATATTAATTAAACCCGTTACTCATTATGATATTGATCGCTTGATTGATATTCGTAATGAGTATCGAAGACAGTATTCAAGGAATAGCCGACCATACAAAGTTCCGGATATTGCCTTGGATATACGACAACAGATTCACGAAATAGCCGATATATTGATCAAGACAACGGAAGATTACAAATTCAATACATCATATAGAACAATGTGGTTGTATACCAACAGCGAAGATCTTATTAACAAGTTGGATAAATTAGAATTTATTAGTAACATAAAAGTAAGCGAAGCTATTGTAAACCGACCCAGAGGTACTGTTAAACTAAAGAATCCCGAACACACGCATCGCAGCTATTTTCGTTTTCTTAGGCCCACTGTTGATGATCGCAGGAGAATTGTTAATTTCCTAGACACTCACTCCTCCCATATTAAGCCCAGTCCGGCATTGTCACGATATCTGCTCAACGACGGCTTTCCTTTTATTCTGGAATATTTTTTTATAGATTATACAGGTGAGAGTTGGGTAACTGTTTTGACCTTGTTGTATCCGGGATTAATTAGGAAGACCCTACCAATTATCCCAGCATAAATAATAGACTATGACAACCTTCACAAATCAACAATTACTGCCGCCCACTACATTTGGTACACCATCGGGAAATTACGATGGTTCAAGTTCCAGTTTCACGGGTAACGCTATTCCGGCAGCAAACTATTACGGTGGGCAAGGGTCTGCGCAAACAAACATTATACAAACAACCGGATTTCAGGGTGTCATTACTATTGAAGCATCACTAAATGACCTAACTCAACAGGCACTTTGGTTTGAAGTTGCCGCTTATGGCAATGCCAGCACACCCACTACCGACACGCAGGCACTCAATGTCATCGGTAACTTTGTTTGGATACGAGCCCATGTTACAGATTTTACTGCTGGCACGGTAAATTCAGCTAACGTGGTTTATTAATATGAACGTCATCGTAGTATATCCAGGGCGTTTTGAACCACCACATCGTGGACATAAATCCAGCTATAATGAGCTGCAAAAAGCATTTCCCGGGGCTAAGATACTAATTGCATCCAGTGGCATCACTGCGCCTATAACTCATCCTTTTAAGTTTGAAGACAAGGTAGCACTATTTACCAAACTGGGTGTTCCTGCTACCAACATAATTTTGTCCAAGAGCCCGTACCAAATGCCTGAATTACGTGCAGATGTAAGTGAAGAAGAACAGGCTAATATTGTATTGATATTTGCTGTTAGCAAGAAAGACCAACAAAACAATCCCGAAGCAGGCAAGAAGCCGCGTTTTGCATACGGTCTTAAAAAGAATGGGGAAAAGAGTTATATGCAACCCTACCCAGGCAGTATCAAACAATGTCTGCCTATGACAAAACATGCGTATGTTTACGAAACAGAAACCAAGACATTTAAAGTACTGGGCAAAGACGCTGAAGGCGCTACCGCTATACGCGATGCATATACCAACGGCAATGAAAATGAACGCGAGCATATCATACATGATTTGTATGGTAAAGACGACCACGCAATTAAAGACCTATTCGATCAGAGATTGGGCGTTGCCAAAAAGCTCAAGGATATCGTAATACAAGAACCTAACATAGACGGAGATGTTATTGAACAACCCATGCCCGTAGTACGCACAGAAAGCAAAGCTAAACTGGCTAAACTATTGGAATCAGCATTATCAGCCGAACGTGCAGCAAACCGCAGTTATACCACCATCAAAGAAGACTTAGCCCCCAACTATGTAGACGAAAAAACAGGCAGAAAATTTTACTAGCCCTGACAAGTAGTGTAAATAGTTTACACTTTATAAGAGGAAACCATGGCATCAACCCAAGCAGCATCACCCGAAGTTCAAGCTACACCAACCGCACCAGCAGCACCCGTAGACCAAGCACCACAACAAGGACAAGTACAGGTCAACGTTGATTTTCTTAAGACCACCCGTGTTCACATCTGCATGCCCTGCTACGGTGGTATGCTTACTGAATCTACTTTCATGAGTTATATTAAATGGGCCAATACAGCTCGTCAATTAGGCATTGACTGGACTATGGAAACAATGACAAACGAATCATTGATTTCTCGTGCTCGTAACACACTTACAGCTAAGTTCCTTTCAAATCCAGACTCAACGCACTTAATGTTTATCGATGCTGATATTGGCTGGGAGCCATGGCATTTGTTAGTCCTGTTGAATCGTGACGTGGACGTTATCGGAGGATTATATCCTATGAAATCACTGCCGGTCAAATGGTGTGTCAACGGATTTGACGGTGCAGAAGAAGGCCCAGATGGCTTACAAGAAGTTACCAAAACTGGCACTGGCTTCTTGCTAATGAAGCGTGGTGTATTTGAGAAATTAAATGCTCACCCTGCGGTTAAGCCATTCAATAGTGATATCGGCCTTCCCCCAGAGTTAAACGTTTACATGAAAACCTACTTTGATACAGCAGTTCGTGAGAACCGTTACTACTCAGAAGATTGGACATTCTGCGAAAATTGGCGTGATTTAGGTGGTAAAGTATGGGTTGACAAACGTATATTATTACGTCACACTGGTACATACGTGTTTGACTTTGCTACACAAGATCAGTTATACAAAGATCTACATGCGTTAGCCATGCAGAATCAATCTCAATCGGTGGTACAAGCCGCTCCTGTTGTAGCAGATACATCAGCCCCCCAGGCTCCTGTTGACCCAATAGCAAAAGTAGTGGCAACCAGTAAAGGTAAAAAGAAAAAGTAAAACTACTCGCATAGTTTTATAAAGAAACCGCTATAGTTGATTCTGTAGCGGTTTCTGCTTTTTGGTAAATATTACTATGAATATTGAACAACTTGAATCTTATAACTTAGCAGATGCTGTTAAGTTTCATGACCGTCTGAACCCATTACTATGGGATAGTCGTGAGAATCTGCACCCTGAAATACACAGTAAGTTGTTGAAAATTGCTGATGATTTTCGTGATTCGCTGGGCGTAAATGATTTAGAGCTTAAAGATATCACTATATCAGGTAGTAATGCTGCTTATTCCTATACTCCACATTCAGACATAGATTTACATTTAATTGTTGATTTATCCGGGGTAGATCACCCAGAAATCTACAGAGAATTATTTGATGCTAAAAAAGCCATTTACAACAATGAGCATACAATTACAATCAAGGGAATTCCAGTGGAATTGTATGTGCAGGATGCTGCTCAAGATCATCATAGTCAGGGCATTTATAGTATAATAAACAATGACTGGATACAGATCCCACGTAGAGTACAAGCTGATATCGACGATATGAGTGTGCGTAGCAAATACGAAGATTTAAGTAACCGTATTGACAAAGTTGTCAAAACTGAAAATCTTACTAAGATGGATGAACTTGCAGCAAAAATTAAAAAAATGCGACAAGAGGGATTAGCGGAACACGGTGAGTTTGGTCCCGAGAATTTAGTATTTAAAATGTTACGCAATCAGGGTCACATTGAAGAATTACGAACAGCACGCCATGAAGCAAAAAGTAAAGAACTAAGTCTAAAAGAACGTGTCGGCAAACCTAAAACAATATATGGATACGGTCGAGACTTTGTGGATGAGGTTGCACTAACACCCGGTGGTGTGTCAGATCATACTAAAATGTTTGTGGAAAAAGAAGAAGCTCCGGTTAACTCACAACAGGAAATTATTGAAGATTTCATTGATTTTTGTTCGGCACAGTTATCATTAGCAAAAGAAATCAACTTACGAATTCGACGTGACCCCGAGTGGTCTGTACGCAACAAGACATTTGGTAGATATGACCAACAGACCAATGAGTTAAATGTTGGGGTCAGTGGTCGTCATACCATGGACATACTGCGTACCGTAGCACATGAGCTGGTGCATCAACGACAAAATGAAACTCAGGAAATGCCGCCGGATGCTGGAGCGGATGGTAGCGAATATGAAAATGAAGCCAATGCGCGGGCCGCTGTATTGATGCGTAAGTATGGTAAGCTACATCCTGAATTATTCGTACCATCTGAATTGAATGAAGAATTAGAAAAGCCAGTTACTGCTCATGGTTATATGTACAATCGACAAGATCAGCGTATAGCATGGACCAAAGAATTTGCTAGTGAGGCGGCGGCCAAGGAATGGGCACGCCGTCGTAATGCTACTTTATTAAGTATTGTTTCCAAACAATTGGAAGCAGTGGGTAATTTCACTGCCGACCCCCAACAGCAGGCTAGGATGTATCTGCAATACCATACTGGTACGTTTGATCCAGCAACAATGCCCAAATTTTTGGCAATTAAACCTGGCGTTTCTTTATCCGTACAGCCTCCACCTCCTGGATCTTCTGGCTCGCATGAAGAAACATTGGCATATTTGTCAGCAGCTAATAAAAAGTTGCCCAAAGAGCTACAAGTTGGGTGGGATGAATTAAAGAATATCGGCGGCGTTAGTAACACAATTAAATTGACCGGTGAACCACATCCTGACAAATACAATCCAGCCACTGATCCTACCGTTGCCAATCCAGTTGCTACACCGTTCAAGGTACAGGAAAATGGGTTAGGTGGCTTGGCGGAAGGCTTAAATGAAGCATCCGGCTACATTCCAACCGAAGCAGAAAGCGCAAAACAAATAAACTGGATTAAGCCCAACTTTGATTTTGAATGGCACGAAGTTGAAGAACAATCTAAGATGAAGCAAGTACCGCCCGAAGTAAGAAAATATTATCAAAAACATTTTCCCAACAAAGCCGCATGGCTTGCCGCAGTTCAAAATGGTAGAGCAGTTGTTGTGCCGCCTGATCATTCGTATGAGATTAGAAATGCCCCCCATGATAAGAAATCACTACTGCAAGTCTTGGCTCCTACTTCTCATGAAGGCGCTATTGGACCTGCCAAACAGAAAAGGGTCAACGCACTATTTTCTAAAGGTGGTCCGATAGAAATGCCTATCATACTAAAAACAAGTAAAGGTTTGTGGTTAATTGGCGGTAAGACCAGACTAGGAACCGCAAATTACATCAAAGGAATTCCTGCTAAAGTATGGATGATTGACGGTGACCAAGATGTGACGAAAGGTTTAAAAGAATCATCCGGTTATATTCCAACCGCAGCAGAAGCCAATGATCCACGTTTTGAGATGGCATTGACAGTTGATGTCAGACCAGGCGCATTAGGCAAGGCTGCTAACAGTTTCCTATTGAATACAGATAGGCAGGGTCATCCTCAAGAACTACGTCCTGATGGATTGGTCAATCGTATGATGGTGGAATATTTAGAGTTTAAACAATGATACTCAGTGACTTTACCCCCGCCCGAAGAGCACGATTTAGCCGTGAACAACTAGACGGATTACTAGCCGACCTTTGCGGAATGATTATTGATGGTCAAAAAGATAATTCGGATTTCTATGGCATGGTAGCAGCAGCAGTAATAGATCCCATGGGTCGAGTAGCAACAGGCGTAAACTATCTATATGGCAATGAACGCATACATGCCGAACGAGCTGCCGTAGACAACTATGAAAGAGAATACGGTGAGCTACCAGCGGGGTCTGTAGTGGTCACTACACTAAGCCCCTGTAATCAAGATACAGGTGACGTTAAAGAAACAACCTGTACCAGCGAATTAAATGAAAAACATGTTAAGATGGCCTATTGCGGATATCGTGATCCCACGCAGCATGATGAACACAACGACTTCGCTATTGTCATCACAGAAAATAACAAGCTACGGCATTTATGCAAAAAGTTTGCTGATACATTTTTGAAAAAAGATGTAGATGAAGCAGGTATAGGTATCAACGTATACGAAAACTTTGCTGATGGTAAAGGTCCAGGCCGCCCCGGTGACAGCGTTAGACACGGTATACCCAAACATGCTACAAAAGCAGAATTAACTAAAGCAAGCCACGCAAAAGGTCGTAAAGGGCAGTTAGCTCGTTGGCAGCTGAATATGCGAAATGGACATAAGAAATAATCCGCTAAATACAGTATGGCCAAACAATTTGTACGCATACTGAGTAATATTGATTGCGAATGGGAGGGAATAAGCCCCATTTACCGTTTGTACATTAATAACGAGTTGTTTACCGAACGTACTTGGGTCTGGACTGATAGTGCCCTGGAAGAAAACCTACAGGTTGAAGCTGAACCAGGTGTATATGAGGTAAGATATGAGTTGCTATCACCTAATTTAGCCCAGCTAAAGATAGGCAGTTTATCAGTAGATTTTGGACCAGCAGAAATACTGGACGATGCGCATTTTAGGATATTAGAATGAGATTGTATGAATTTGTGGGACTCAAGGAAGATGCATCGGCAGGCGCCACTAGCTCAGGTAGCATTGCCACTGTGTCTATGCCCATGGGTACAGTTCAGCGTAGAATTAGTCCAGATAATTTATTTTTAGGTAAATATACTACTGAGTTGAATTCAACGCCTAATACGCCGGATTCATATAAACAATACAAACGGAAAAAGTAATGCTAACAGACTTGATGAAAATATTATTGGCTAGTGACTTCAGTTACTACTTGAAGGCGCACTTTTTTCACTGGAACGTGGAAGGTAAGGACTTTTACCAATATCACCAATTCCTACAGGCAGTATACGAAGACGCTTATGAAGCTGTGGATACTATCGCAGAATTTATTCGTACGCTGGATGAATACGCCCCGGGTAGCTTATCACGCTACCAAGAATTAACACATATTCAAGATCAAACTAAAGTGCCACGTGCCCAATTGATGTTGGAAGAATTACTTCATGATTCACACATTATGGTTGAACTTCTTAATGAATGTTTTGCTGCTGCTACTCAAGAAAACAAGCAAGACATAGCAAATTTTATCGCTGAAAGATTAACTGCTACCAACAAGTTTATCTGGATGCTGTCAAGTTTTTTGAGAGAAGCTAGAGCATAATGAGAGACGAAATTTACAGTATTGTTGAAAGATTAGCTGCCCTGGAAGGACGTATCGATACCCAGGCAAGCGGGACTATTACAGAATCTCGACAGAAAAAACCAGCCCTTTTCAACTACCTGAAAAGAACTGACGAAATGTTTAGTCCCGGCGTGTCGGGTGTAGAGTTTGCTGAAGATACTGTTGAAGAAGATGTACTGGCCCGAGTTAAACAAGGACTAGCCGACTATCTCAAATCCGCGGAAGATGGTAAACAGGACAAAACTTTAATTAAAAAACAAAAACAAGATTTAGATTTAAAGAAAAAAGAATTACGTGATCGAACACTACAAACTAAAGACCCGACCCATGTAAGTGATATGGAAGAAGATCCAACACAAGGTCCACATTCATCAGCATCGGGCGGCGGATCAAACCCCACATATGCACGTGAAAGCCGTGAAACTGCACCTGTTAAGACTATACATATTCCGGTAGGTGAAGAAGTTGGACTGAGTGGCGGTGGTGGTAGTACGCTAGTGGAAATACATGGCGATGAGCGCGATGGGTTCTGTATTAAATGTGCTGGTAAAGAAATGCGGTCTCGATTTAAGACCCTGGATGAATGCCAAATAGCATTGGAAATGTATATGGCACACCGTAGAGCCAAACACGAAAGCGGTGGCACTGATGATTATATTGAGGAAGCATAATGAATTTGTTTAACCTGTTTGAAAATGACCGTTCGAGAAGAAATAAGGCACGTACTATCAGAGATCTATTCGACAGATGGACTAACAGTGAATACGCACCTTTCAATAGTGATTCCGGTGACCATAATGAAGTTATACGTAAAGCAGCAAGTTTCTTACAGGATATTGTAGACCCCAGTCAAGTTGAAAGATTGTCACATAAATTAAGCGACTATTGGCATGGCGAAGATGGCATGGAGTTAGATGAAAAGCTGGGCTCACAGTTGGTTAATCGTCGTCAAGCACACGCTCTTATCACCAAATTTAAAAGACATAGTTTTGGAGAAGGCGATGCATCTGAATCAGAAGGTGCTGGTGTATTTGATGTTGGTGATCATGTACTGTTTAAAGGGCATTCGGCCGAGGTTATTGAGGTAGATGGAACAGCAGCCACTATACGTGTTCCTAATTGGAAAAATGTTTCTGGTATGGTTGACGATACTACGGAAGTTGATCCTGCAAGTCATTTCTTAACACCCATAATGTCGGAAAGCGACAGTGGGACAGTTGATATGACGGGTAAGAAATGTACTGCTTGTAAAAAAGGCACTTATCAAGAAACTAGTCAGCACGACGACATGGATGGGGTGCTACATTGCACCAAGTGTCGCAAGGAAGTCAAGCGTCATCAGTCTGCTAAACCAAAAGAGAAAGGTGTGTCGGAAGGCAAAAAGGTAGATCGTTTTGTTGGGTATGTTGAAAAGAGCGAGGAAAAGGCCGGCAAGTCAAAGAAAGATGCCGAAAGCATTGCTTGGGCCACAGCCAACAAACGTGGTATGCTGGATAACAAGAATAAAAAAAAAGTTAAAGAAGATAGCATAGCTGATCAAGCAGCTAGAGATACACAGACTATGATGCAGGCATTCCAATCTGGACAAATGAAGCCCCAGGAGTTTGCACCTGGAGAAATCAAACCTTCTCAAATATATGGTCATCCCAAATGGCGAGAAACTATACAGGCTATGCTTAAAAAATATCCTAACAATCAAGAGCAAGGACGACAAGCTGCCGTAGATGCAATCAAACAAATGATCCAACAGGGAAATATTCAGGAAGGATTATCCAAAGAATTAGGTAAATGGATGAAATCCACATCTGGAAAAAGAATTTCGGAAGCAGGAGAATCAAACAATTATACTGCTAATGGATTTGTTGGATCCGACACTGGCGGCGGAGCATTTAGTGGATATAGAAGTCAACAGCGCCGGCCGACATGGTCGATCCAAGGCACCCCGCCACCTGCAATGCAATATCAAAAAGGTCCTGCGCCAGCTAATCCCCCTGAAATGCAATATCAAAAAGGTCCGGCTCCTGCCAGCAAAACTCCATTTAATTTCAGCGATTACGAATATGGCCCTGATAACACTACAATAGTCCCGAAGAAAAAGGCTGCACCGCCCGAGCCGAAAATAGATCAAACCTTTAGAGATAATCCTCCGGCCTATTTGCCTGACGTAGAAACTAAAGATCAGTTCAACCAGAGGACGCAGCAATGGCAGCAGAAGTTCGGCCCTCAACTGGGTGGTACTACTTCTGCGCCGGGGTACGAACAACCTGCACCTGGGAAAAAGGCACCAACTGACACTTCTGATCCATTAGCAAAAAATAATTCACAATATGCTGTTCCTAATATGCCCAGTAGCCCAGTAGATACTACTAATCCATTAGCACCAAATAATTCACAATATGCTGCTCCTCCTAGCGTACCAACTCCTGCGCCACAGAGTGCTGCTCCGGCACCACAGAGTGCTGCTCCGGCACCACAGAGTGCTGCTCCGGCACCACAGAGTGCTGCTCCTGCACCACAAAAATCACGCCCAGGGTTGGCACCAGGTGCTGATCCGCAGGTTTATGATTGGCAACAAGAATTAAGAAAGAAGAATCCAGCACTCGTTGCAGACGGACTATGGGGTCCTGGTACAGATGCCGAAGCAAAACGACAACCTGACATTAAGCCGCCGGAGACAGCTAAACCAATGCCAGCTCAACCCGTGCCGCGTCAACAACCAGCACAACCAAAAACAACTGCACCTGAAGAACCTGCGCAACAAACTGGACCAGTTACTACAACAATCAGTTCAGACGAAGCTGAAAGACGTAGACGCGAAGGCGGTGTCATGGCACCAAAAAGTGGCGCTGAGGACTATTTTAATCAACACTATAATCCGGACGGTACTGAAAAAGTACAACCTGCACCAGTACGTCCTAAGCCTGCGCCGGCACGGCCGGCACCTGCTCCACAGCCGGCACAACCCGCACCAGTACGCCCTAGCCCTGCCCCACAGCAAGCACAACCTGCGCCACCAGTAAAGGCACAGCCTAGCCCTGAAATGGGGCAAGCGATGCCTGCGCCGGGGTACGAAGAGCCTGCACCTAGGAAAAAAGCACCACCTGAGTCGAAACTCGAATACTACCGCCGAACAGATCCCAAAGGATACGAACGCTATATGTACCTCCAAAACCTCAGCCAAACAGATCCCAAAGAATACGAACGCCAAATGCGACAATTAAATCCCCAAAATTACCCACCACAAACTGAGTCAAAGAATAACTCCAAGCCCAAGAGTATGAAACGTGCAGCCAATGACGCAACAGGTGCCAAGTTTGGTGGATACTATAAAGGTACACAAAAAGGTGCGCCACGACCAGGACAAGGTTTTGGCTCCATGGAAGAAGGTATCGCCGGCAACATGACAGTTCGTTCTGATACACTGACCAATTTAAAGAAACCTGAAGATTTGACCATGAAGACGGCGGATCCACTTAAAGGAAATCCTAACCGTAATGCATTGGTAAGCGCACAAGCAAGAAACCTTGTGGCCAAGGGTGCTCAGACAGCTGGTCCAGGAACAGGGGCTCATACAAATAAAGCTCTGGATGTTAAGAAAGGTGACTTCCGTAAAATGAAGCACAAAGGTTCTTTTGATTTTTCAGAATCAACTAACTTTTTAGCCTGGGCCATGGCATCTGGGTATAACGTTATTGGCAATCCAGCAGTATATGAATCTGCCAAGTACGAATACAATATGCTATTAGCAGAAGTAAAAAAAAAAGTTAAAGAAGCTGTAGATCCCAACGCAGCAGCACCAGCCGCTGCGCCTGCTGCACCTCCTGCTCCGCCGCCGCCTACACCCGACGACAATATTCCCGACCTAAAGCCGGGACAATATTTTGTTTGGCGTGTATATTTTGATGATGGTACCAAAACACGTATGAAGATTACAGATCCCAAGTTTGATGTAAATAAATATTATGCTGATAAAAATATATCAGTGATTAATGTAGATTACAATTGGAAACCTAGAGGTAAAGCTAATGCAGTTTGATAACGAGTATCCAGTATATCCCGAACAACAGGAAGGTGACGACAGTGATTACAAGCGTAATCCATACGCACCTACCTGAATAGACAGACGTTACGGCGACAAATAACCTATGCATATACACGAAATTATTACAGAAACAGAAGATATCAGTCGACAATTAACCCAAGCACAGTTTATGCAAGGGCAATGTGCTGTATTAGCCCTCACGATACATAACATTGATTTCTGGAGGTATCAATTGGGATTTATTTACGAATTCTTTGATGAGATGCCAGACATATACTTAGATCCTGACGAATTTGCAGCATTAGATCCACATATGCAACAAAGTATAAAAACCGATGATCGACATTGGGCGTTGACTCACGCTTATGTAATGGATTCTCGAACAGGGGAGTACATAGATGCAACAGGGCGACACAAAAATCCCCCTGATATTGGATATGGATTTAATGCCACACGGCACAATAAATTTCCTGCAGAGAGTGTAGACTTGGTAAGAGTCAGTACCCATATGGAGTGGGACGAGCAAAAAGAAGAGTGGATTATACTACGTGGGTGGGACGCTCTTGATAAAGTATACACCCCCGAAAATAAACAAAAAGCCCGAGAATACGCTATTAAGTATTTGGGGGTTAAAGACCCTGCCTTAGGGACCGTTTGATGCTGCGGTAAAGGCGTCCGTGCAATTGAACTGCCCCGCGTAGTGGGCGGGGGATAAAGTAACCCCCATTTTACCATTACTCTTGTTTAATATAGCGATTAATGTATAATATATTTTTAACAAGGAACTATTATGTCAGACAGAATCTTTTCAGGCGAAGCTACTAAAAAACTCGAATCAATGATTAACGAGGGTATGGCAGTTATGCAGGAAATCGAAACACTTACCGGTGGATTGAATGACACCATTAAAGCCGTAGCAGAAGAATTGGAAATTAAACCCGGTATCCTTAAAAAGGCAATTCGGTTAGCACACAAATCTGAATTTGGCCGCGAACAGCAGGATCATGAATTGTTGGAAACTATCCTAACACAGGTCGGGAAAACTCTTTAAGTGAGTTATGTAGACGCATTATATTCCCGCGACGCGGATCGTATACATATTGTAGAACGTGTTGATGGTAAAAGAGTATACAAAGAATATCCAGCCAATCACATATTTTATTATGATGATCCCCGTGGTAAGTTCCAGTCAATATATGGAACTTCTGTGGCTCGTTTCTCCAGCCGGAACTTAAAAGAGTTTCGTAGGGAAGTGGCGGTGCAAAAAGGTCGGCAACTTTACGAATCCGATATTAACCCCGTGTTCCGTTGTCTGGAAGAAAACTATAAAGACAAAGATGCGCCAACACTACACGCAGCGTTTTTCGATATTGAGGTAGACTTCCACAAAGAACGAGGATACAGTCCTACGTCAGATCCATTTAATGCTATTACCGCAATATCAGTCTATCTGCAATGGATAGATCAATTGGTCACCTTGGTTATTCCACCAAAACACATGAGCATGGAGACAGCACAGGAGATAGCATCGGAATTTGAAAACACTATTGTATTTGATAGTGAGGAGGAGATGCTAAAAACTTTCCTGGATCTAATTGAAGATGCAGATGTACTGTCAGGTTGGAATAGCGAGGGCTATGATATTCCCTACACAGTGAATCGTATTACTCGTGTGTTGAGTAAGGACGACACTCGTAGGTTCTGTCTTTGGGGACAATATCCCAAGCCACGCGACTACGAACGCTATGGCACTACCAGCACAACATATGATTTAATTGGGCGGGTACATTTGGATTATATGCAGTTGTATATACAATATACATATGAGGAACGACATAGTTATAGTCTGGATGCTATTGCTGAGTATGAGTTAAACGAACACAAGACACAATACGAAGGAACACTGGATCAACTGTATAATCAAAACTTTAAAAAGTTTATTGAATATAACAGACAGGATACAATGATCCTAAATAAACTTGATACCAAGTTACGCTTCTTGGACCTAGCCAATGAACTAGCACACGCTAACACAGTAACTCTGCAGAAGACCATGAGTGCAGTGGCGGTGACGGAACAGGCTATTATCAATGAAGCACATGAGCGTGGATTGGTCGTTCCCAATAAGAAACAACGATTACACGATGAGGATACTGCCGCGGCGGCAGGTGCTTATGTTGCGTATCCTAAAAAAGGTATACACGAATGGATTGGTGCTGTGGATATTAACAGTCTGTATCCATCAGCTATTCGTGCGTTGAATATGGGAATGGAAACGGTAATTGGTCAATTACGTCCGGTAATGACCGATCGATATCTTGATGATCTTATCAGTCAGGGAAAATCTGCAACAGCAGCATGGGAAGGTATATTTGCATCGTTAGAATATACTGCGGTGATGGAACAGCAACGCGGTACTGAGATCACTGTAGACTGGCAGAATGGTGAGAAGTCCGTACACTCGGCTGCTGAGATCTGGAACATGGTGTTTAACAGTAACCAACCCTGGATACTGACTGCTAATGGTACCATTGTCACTTATGAGCGCAAGGGTGTTGTCCCGGGACTGCTGGAGCGGTGGTATGCTGAACGTAAAGAACTACAGGCCAAGAAGAAAGCAGCTACCGATCCAAAAGAAATAGCATTTTGGGATAAGCGTCAGTTGGTTAAGAAAATTAACCTAAACAGCTTATATGGTGCTATTCTTAATCAACATTGTCGGTTCTTTGACAAGCGTATTGGACAGTCAACTACGCTGACTGGTCGTAGTATTGCTCGTCATATGGCCGGTCATATCAATGAATGTATCATGGGTGTTAAGGATCATGTAGGCGAAGCCATCGTATATGGTGATACAGACTCATGTTACTTTACTGCTTGGCCCGCGATTAAAGACGACGTAGCTAAGGGCGCAATGACCTGGAACAAGGACATGTGTATACAGTTATATGATAATATTGCTGATCAAGTTAACGAATCATTTCCAGCATTTATGGAACAGGCATTCCACTGCCCGCGAGAGATGGGCGAACTGATCAAAGCAGGGCGCGAGCTGGTGGCATCTAACAGTTTGTTTATTACCAAGAAACGCTATGCTGTGTTGATCTATGACCTTGAAGGTAAACGATTGGATACCGATGGTAATCCTGGAAAGATTAAGGCCATGGGATTGGATCTAAAAAGATCAGATACTCCTAAAGTGGTGCAGGAGTTCTTGTATGAGATTCTGGAAAAGGTCTTGACGGGTACATCACGTGATGATATTATTGAAAGAATACGAGAATTTAAATATGCGTTTAAAGATAGACCAGCTTGGGAAAAAGGCACTCCTAAACGTGTTAACAATCTAACTACATACACCAAGAAAGAAGAAGCTGCGGGTAAGGCTAATCTTCCCGGTCATGTTCGTGCAGCATTAAATTGGAATAATCTGCGCAGAATGAACAGCGACAAATATAGTATGCAGATCGTTGATGGTATGAAAACTGTGGTGTGCAAACTAAAGGCTAATCCACTAGGTTGGACTAGTATTGGTTATCCTACAGATGAACAACGCTTGCCCGAATGGTTTAAGGAATTGCCATTTGACCACAGTTTAATGGAAGCCACAATTGTAGATCAAAAGATCGATAACCTGCTAAGTGTACTAAACTGGGATCTAGCAAGTGCCACTAACACAGAAAATACTTTCCAATCACTATTTGAGTTTTAAATGACAGTAACGGAATTAGTACATTTTAAAAATCAACTGGATAAGCTGTCGGTTCCGCCTATACTAGAGAAGGCGGATATCGCTTTACAAGAATTTTCTCATGTAATGTCCGTGCATTCGTCTACTGATGTCGATAAGATTATCAACAGCCATGCAGCTATCAAAGAAGCATTTAATTCTTTTGACAATGAATTAGCTGAGATTAAACGCAACTTAAAAAGCAACATTGAAGAAGCGGAACGAGTATTATTTCAACAAAGCTATAGAGCATACCATGATGAAAGTATCTACGATGCGCACCATATTCTAGGTAGGCGTTGGCAACCCGATATTAATCTTGAATTGTTTTATTCTAGAGTTAAGAAAACAGTGGATTGGCATTATCCCGCTATGATTTTCCGCCCGGGATTTGCCAACTTCATTGATGATATGGTGGGATACGATCCCTTATATCTCGTTGAAGTTAGCCATCAATTTTTAGAACCAGTATTAACGAAATTTAACCCGCAATATCAGAGAAGACTGCGTCCATATATTATTAAAGAACACACTGACGATCCGCTGCTAGACCGATTGCCCAACGAACAGTTTGGTGTAATTGTAGGGTGTCACTTTTTTAACTTTAGGCCCCTGGAAGTGATTAAGAAATACCTGTCGGAAATTTATACCAAATTAAGACCAGGTGGTGTGTTTATGCTGACGTTCAATGACTGCGATCGTTGGCCAGCAGTAAAATTAGTGGAAGAAAAGAAAGACGGCAGTTATACACCCGGTAGTTTAGTTTTTGAATTGGCAAAATCCATGGGGTATACTATAGATTATTGCTGGCATGATGAAGGTCCACAGACCTGGCTTGAATTACGCAAACCCGGTATGTTATCATCGCTGAGAGGCGGACAGACTTTGGCAAAAATAATTTCAAAATAGTTGCAAGGTCTAAATACAATCTGTTATACTACATTTATTATAAAAGGAAATAAAATGCGAGATCATCTATTAGATTTAATCAGTCACATTCATGCATTGGGCGGCATCGACCAGCTAAGAATTTCAGGTACAGACACAGAAACAAATTTCAACGCTATTGCTGACGATCGTTCGGTGGTAATTGACGGTATGTTTATTAATCCCGTAGCAGACTTCATGGGCACATTTGGTATGCCCAATTTGAAGAAACTTAGTATTCTATTGAACTTAAAAGAATACCAAGAAGGTGCTAAGTTAACTATGAGCCGCAAAGATACCGGAGCCCCGGATCAACTGACTTTTGTAAACACCAACGGTGACTTTAAAAACAGCTATCGTTTTATGGCAGAAGCCCTGGCTAATGAAAAGATCAAACCTCCCAAGTTTAAAGACGTTACCTGGAACGTTGAATTTGAACCTAGTGCTGCTGCTATTCTGCGTTTAAAGATGCAAGCGTCAGCTAACGAAGAAGAAAATACATTCCAAGCTAAAGTTGAAGATGGGGATCTGAAGTTTTACTTTGGTGACCATAGCTCACACGCTGGTAACTTTGTATTCCAACCTGATGTAGGTGGTGATATCAAACGTGCATGGCAATGGCCCGTTAAGACAGTTATTGGCATTTTGGATTTAGCTGGTGACAAAATTATGCGTATTAGCGATGGCGGTGCTACACAAATCATTGTTAACTCTGGTTTGGCAATCTATACTTTCATTATTCCAGCGCAGACAAAGTAATCAATGACTCAAGATAACCTTACCGCCAAACAACTGGACTATGCGATTTTTCTTCCTGCATTGTCGGGTTTTTACTCCAGCTATATAGGCAAACAACGTGGCGGCGTTCACGTTGAACCTGCTCGTATGCCCGCCAATATCCAGGATATGGAGATGCTTAATTGGCTCAACGACCAAAAGGCATTGTTCCCATATAAATGGAGTCTGTACTCCGCGGGGCATGCCAATTTAGATATCAATAAACAGGACTGGGCCGAAGACATGGTGCGTAATCGTGATCCCAATACATTCCTGTTGGGTGATTCAGGCGGGTTCCAGATCGGCAAAGGTCGATGGGAAGGTGACTGGAAAAATCCTGCATGTCCCAAAGCAAAACAAAAACGTGAGCAAGTTCTTGCCTGGATGGATGCGTATATGGACTATGGCATGGTACTGGATGTGCCTACATGGATTACCAACTTTCCCAATAGTCGCAAGGTCACTGGTATCAATACATATCAAGACGCTGTTGATGCTACGTATATTAATAATGAATATTTTATTGCCAATCGTTCGGGCAAATGTAAATTTTTAAATGTACTACAGGGTGGCAATCAAACAGACGCACACAAGTGGTATAACACCATGAAGAAGTATTGTGATCCAAAACAATATCCCGGCAAACATTTTAATGGCTGGGCACTGGGCGGACAACATACGTCTGATATTGAACTGGTATTAAAAAGAATAGTTACACTTAGGTTTGAAGGATTGCTTGAAGAAGGTCTACATGACTGGATGCACTTCCTGGGTATTGGTAGACTTGAGTGGGCGTTGATGTTGACCGACATTCAACGTGCTGTTCGTAAATATCACAATCCAAACTTTACTGTTAGCTTTGACTGTGCAAGTCCATTCTTGGCTACTGCCAATGGACAAGTATATCATCAAATTGATATTCAGGATAGGAAGAAGTGGTGCTATCGCATGAGTCCTATTGTTGACAATAAAAAGTACGCGACTGACACACGCACATATCGTGATGCGGTGCTACAAGATGGCCTAATAAAACACTTTGACGAGAGCCCAATGAGTGCAAACTTCCTGGTTAAAGATATCTGTTACTATAAAGATGGAGTTCCTAAAACTCCGGCTGAATTGGGAACGGAAACTTTTGATCCAGCTAATCCAGCACATTACACAGTGATGCCTGATCTAAATAAAATAGGCAAGATAGGTAGAACAAGTTGGGACTCGTTTAGCTATGCATTGCTAATGGGACACAATGTCTGGACTCATATTGAATCTGTGCAGCGTTCCAATCGTGAGTATGATGCTGGAATTTGTCCCACTATGCTGGTAGAAGAAAAGTTTGAACAGCTATATTTCAGAGATTTAGTAGATGCCATATTTTCTATTGACAATTTAGAAGATGCTCTTGCTTTCATTGACTATCATGATAAATTTTGGCAACGGTTCGTTGGCACTAAAGGCGCTACTGGAAAGAAAACTGTTAATTCACGTACTATGTTTGATGCGTTATTTGAAATCCCCGATTATACGCAAGTAGATGAATCTGAACTGGATGAGTCTAAACTTGAAGATCTGGAAAAATCCGCATGAAGAGTCTTGTTATAGGTATGGGCATCGGCCAGTTATATCTTCATGTATTAGTTGAGTTAGGTCACGAAGTTGTTACTGTTGATAGTGATGCTGCTAAATCAGCCGATTATACTAACGTAAAATCAGCATTACAGGAACACGCATATTTTGATACAGTAAACATTTGTACTCCTAACTTTACTCATTTGGAGATAGCAAGGGCTGTAGCTAAACATGCCAGGATCGTGTTCATTGAAAAACCAGGGTTAGAAACTTCAGCACAATGGAAACATCTATGTAATGAGTTTCCCGACACACGTTTTATGATGGTTAAGAATAATCAATATCGTGATAATATTAATGTATTAGCACAACTAGCACATAAGGCAACGATTATTAATCTAACATGGAACAACAACGATCGTGTTCCTAACCCTGGCACTTGGTTTACCACGTATGATTTATCGTTTGGTGGAGTAAGTAGAGATTTAATTCCACACTTATTAAGTTTATTCCAATCGCTGTCAGGCTTTACTCATGATCAAGCTAAACTAGATTACGAAACAGTGGATCAACGTTGGCAATTAAAAGACTTAATCAAAACTGACTATGGCATTGTAAATCCTAATGGAGTATATGATGTCGAAGATCATATAGAATTGCATTTTAATGACGCACAAGGCCGTAAGTGGTTTATTGAAAGTGACTGGCGTACACTAAATGGTGACGATCGCAGTATTCTAATGATATTTGCGGATGGGTCTCGTTATTATTATGAATTAGGCTTGTGTCCTGAAGATGCGTATAAGCGTATGATTGATACTGCTGTTAAAATGACGGACGTCGACGCATACTGGCAACATCAATATGAGTTGGATATGTGGATACATAAAACAATTGAATCGCTTGATTTAGTGGGGGCAACATGAGAACAAGAATTTTATATACAGATGGGAAGGGTAAGTTTACGGAAACAGGTTGGAATAAACCCGATCCCACCGCAGATGAGATTGAAGTCAAAGCCGTTATGACCGGAGTATGCCGCAGCGACATTGACATGATGACTGGGGGCTTTGGTCCATTACCCTTGGAAATGAGTGGGCACGAAGGTCTGGGCAAGGTTACTCGTGTTGGGGCAAATGTACTGGACGTACGGGTAGGCGACCTAGTCTCCACTCGCGGCGAGCCAGCATATTCCGACTACTACAATGTTCGGCAGGGAGAGTATGTATCGGTACCCGAGGCACATCCTCGATACATTATTGAGCCAGTGGCCTGTGGGTATAACCTCATCATGCAGACATATGACGAACTGCTGGCACGACATGGCGATGGCAGTCGATTGTTAATCCTGGGCAGTGGATTTTTGGCTTGGGTAGCATATAACTCATTAATCATAGAAGGATTGCGATTTGAGGTAGATGTTGTGGGCAGTAGCAACACCGCAATATGGAAAGATCGATTACAGGATAAACCCGTAGGGCAGTACGATGTTGTTATTGACCTAAGTGATAAGACTACTGTATTTGATAGCGATATATTGAATCTTGGTGCATTAGTAGTCATGGGCACACAGAAACAAGTCACAACTGATTTTAGTCAACTGCTATGGAAAGCATGTACCATGGTATTTCCCAGTCCCCGCAATCCGAGATTCCATTTAGTCATGGCTCGTGCGGAGTTTTGGGTAAGTAAAGGTAACTTAGATGTTGACTACTTCTGGACGCAAGCGTATACTAGAGATAGTGAGTGGCAACAGGCTTTTGACGATGGCTTAAATCGTCCCAAAAATTATAGCCGTGGTTATATTGTATGGCAGGATAACAAATGATTAATCAACAACGACAACAAGCATTAGCAGAAGAAGCTATCCGTATTATGTATAAAGCAGAACGTAAAGTATGGGTAACCTTTCGCAAAGAAGGTATTCACAAGTATCCCGCAGCAGCAACAGATCCCTTACTAGCAACAGGTGATGAATATGATGTGTCATTTCTAGCTAATGAGCATAGACATATTTTCCACTTCCGTGTTTGGATTGATGTATTTCATAACGATCGTGATATTGAGTTTATTCAGTTTAAACGATGGTTAGAAAATCTTTACAAAGATGGTATTCTATCATTAGATTATAAATCATGCGAAATGATCGCAGATGATTTATATATTAACATTTCTGCACGTTATCCTAAACGTGCGGTGTGGATTGAGGTCTCCGAAGATGGTGAGAACGGATGCCTCATTAAATACGAACTTTCTCGCCCTTCACAAACAGTATTAATTTAAAGGAATTAAAATGGCAAAGTTGTCTTTCAAGCCTAACGAACGTGCAAATCAAACTCTAGACGATCTCGAGAAGTTTTTAGAATTCTGTAGAGATTATGGGTATCGCTACAACGAGAACGATTTATATAATTTTAAAGCGTATGCTTGGCAACAATACAACAAATTTGTTCAGGGTAAAAATGCCAAGAACATGTGGGCCGAAGATGCACGCAGATTTGGGAAAATAAATTGACAGTTTTTTTAGTTGATCTAGAAGCAGTCTCAACCCGGTATACCGGGCAGTGGAAGACTCATCTTCCACTGTTACTTGAAAAGGAAGGACATAATGTCCATATTATTGACGGACCTACTGATATCCCTAATGCTACAACTCCTGGTGCTTTTCTTAATTTTGGGGGCACCAACATTTACAAAGCTGCACAAGTTGAAGCTATGGGTAGACTCTTCACCCAGGGTGAAGTTAAGCCTGGCGATCATTTTATCTTTACAGACGCTTGGCATCCTGGTATTATTAACCTTAGATACATGAGTGAGTTACTGAAAATTCCAGTAACTACACACGGTCTATGGCATGCAGGTAGCTATGATCCTGAAGATTTTCTAGGTCGGTTAATCGGCGATAAACCCTGGGTTAGGCATGCGGAAAAAAGTTTCTTTTTTGCGTTTGATCATAACTATTTTGCCACTGATTTTCATATCAAGATGTTTGCCAAGAACTTATTTGATGCAGTGGACAATGGTGCAAACCCTTACGTAACACGAACTGGGTGGCCCATGGAATATATGGATGAACTACTTACCCCATACAAGAATCTAAAGAAGCGTAATCTTGTATTATTTCCACATCGCATTGCCCAGGAAAAACAAGTGGAAATATTTCGGGATCTAGCATCTAAATTACCACAGTATGAATTCATTGTGTGTCAGGATCAAGAACTAACTAAACATGAATACCATACGTTATTAGGTGAAGCAAAAGTAGTATTCAGTGCTAACCTACAGGAAACACTGGGTATCAGTTGTTACGAGGGTGCAGTTGTTAATGCTATCCCCATGGTACCTGATAGACTTAGTTATAGAGAAATGTATTATGATGAATTTAGATATGATTCTACATTTACTCAAAATTATAAATTTTATGAAAAAAGCAGACCGTATCTAGCTAAAAAACTCATGTCATACATGAGCAACTATGAATCATTGCTGCCTTTACTGGAACAACAAGCAGCCAAATTGTCCAAGGATTTCTTTTCGGCCGGTAATTTACTATTAAATATAAGATGAAAATTTTAGTATGTGGTGCCTCAGTAGTAATGCCTGACCTGTCAGCCTCATGGACTCAACGCACTTGGGTACATTATTTACAACAAAAATTAAACTGTGAGATCGTAAATATAGCACGAGCAGGATGTGGAAACCAGTATATTCACGATGCAGTAATCGCAGAGGTTACTGAAAGGCCATATGATTTAGTTTTAGTATCTTGGAATATTGCAAATCGAGTAGAATTTAGAACTCATCAAAAACTACCAATAACAGACTGGATTAGAAAAGGAAAAAATACTAATCCACACACCGAATATATGCAGTCAGAATGGATATGGCCACATACTGCTGACAATATAATGCCTTCTGAAGAAGCGGCGGAAAATAAAAATGAATTATTCCGACGTCGATTTCTCACTATTCCAACCTATGAAATCAATCATCAGATAATGTTAACCCAAGCATTGTCACTTCAGTCTACACTTAAATCCTACGGTATACCATATACCTTTGTCTGGTACCGAACGCTGTTACGGCTCAAACAGTTTAAAAATTATTACAATAAAATTGACTGGAATTTCGTGCATCCTGATAGTCTTTTTAGACAGGCCAAAAACAAGAAGATGTGGGATGACAAATCTCTACATCCTACTGATGAAGCGTATAGATGGTATGCCGATGAGATGTACAAGTTCCTTAATGACAGGAATCTAATAAAGCCCTAGATATTTTTCCTGCTGGGCTAAGTGGAATACTATCAACACACTTGAGTACTGCTGGTTTGCAATGTTTACCAAGGCTGATCAAAAAGTTCTTGATAGTATCTTCATCGCATGTACCTACATATAGACACTTAACATGATCTGTACCAAATACCACACATTCCTGCATACCCGGAATGTTCTGTAGTAACTGTCGTTCGATACTCACAGGATTAATTTTAGAACCCTTGACGTTAATTTGATCACGACTACGACCCAGTATACGATAGTAACCCATTTCATCTTGGTCAGCTAGGTCTCCTGTATCGTACCAATCACCATGACAAATATTAAAACCCTTGATCATCAAATGACCATTTTCAATTTTAGCTTCTATGCCATCAGGCAATCCTACTGTGCCAACTCGTTGTGGGCCGGCAAGTGGATTAGTGAAACAGTGACTCATTGCTTCTGTCATACCAAACGCTTCTACTATAGGAACATTAAACTTTGCGCTTAATTTGTGATATAAATCGTGTGACATAGGAGCACTGGCAGAACGTATAAATCTTAAATTGTCAAAATTTAATTCAGCAATAACTCTTAGTACATCAGGAATGGCAGTTATAAAAGTTGGCTTAGTAGAGGGAAAGGTTTTAATGTCTTTCATAGTAACGTAGGTAGTTTCGCATCCTGCTAATTGCGCCGCCCAGTAAAAACCCTGCCCATGCGCATGCCATAAGCTCATGATGCTGGTATATCTATCGTTAGCTGTCAAGTTGTATGATCTAACAATAGTAGCAGCCATGTTGTTTAGATGTGCTTGTGTAAAGCTACAAAACTTACTATCTCCTGTGGTGCCTGATGTATACCAAAGTACTCTTTCGTTAGGATAGTCATTACCATTTCTAACTTTTTCTTGATCTCGAGTGATGTATAAACTCCAGTCGGAATTTTCCAATAGGTATCGGTTCCTAGCCTCAGGGGCATTAGGATTTATGATCATTATCGAATGATCTTTTAACTGGGGAATAAAATCTTGTGGATTGTCCACACATAAGACGGCACGTTTCATGCAGATATTTATATAGCCATAATGGTAGCGTATCAATTTATGGTTAAGTTATAATAGTGAATGACAAATGAAATTACCATAAACTTTGACTCAGGCCTAAATAGTCTATATAATATAACAACAAGGAAGCAATATGCCATTTTTAAATGAAATGTTTACGCAAAGATCATCTACTCCCGAAGAGTATGATCGACTCTATGAATCTGACAACCTATATGTTGCTTGGGCCAACTCAAGAGAAGATAAAAAAATAGCGGTATTTGCCGACGCCATAGATCCCGAGAGTTACACTTGGCGACAGTCATTAGTGGGTGAGGCAAAAAGTAAATCTAAACTTCAAAATGATACTACTGACGGTCCGGTACAGGGACATATCTTCAGTGTCAGCAAAGAGCAAATGGATCTATTTGAAAAGGTAGCACTTATGCCTTCCATGAAGTATGGCTATAGATTTGAGAAATACGATATCAATGATCTCAAAGAAAAAGAGAAGCAAGAGATGGTAGATATACTTAAACAGGAAGATGAATAAATGGCGGGATACTTAGGTGACAGCATTCGTCGCAGAATGCAAGCAGATGGTAAGAGATTTTGGGCCGGCGACAACATCAGTGACTACGTTACTGAAGAAGATAAAAGGATTCTAATTAACGAAGCCACAGAGGCGTTCGAAACTGTACTAGAAAGTCTATTGATCGACATTGACGCTGATCCCAATAGTCAAGGCACAGCGCATAGATTGGCCAAAATGTATTTTAACGAAATTATGGCAGGCAGATATGAGCCTGCCCCAGATTGTACAGCGTTTCCAAATGATTCGGAGAATAGATATGAAGGTATGTTGGTCGTGCGCAGTGAGTTGCGTAGTATGTGCAGTCACCACCATCAGCCTGTTACTGGTGTTGCCTACATTGGAATCCTTGCCGCAAATAAACTTATCGGGCTATCTAAGTATACTAGGATTGCTCAGTGGTGTGCTCGCCGTGGTACTCTGCAGGAAGAGCTCTGTAACGACATCGCCCGAGAAATAATGCGAGCAACCGACAGTGAGGATGTGGGTGTTTATATTCAAGCCATACACGGCTGCTGCGAAAATCGCGGAATTATGGCACACAGTAGTTTAACACAGACTACAGTATTGAAAGGTGCGTTCAAGGAACACATGGATACAAAGAAGGAATTCTTTGATAATATTAAACTACAACAAGACTTTGCCCCACGATAGGAGATCATAATGGCAACTAAAACGTTTTTACCAACAACTGAAATCAGCGAAATCAAACACAAACTAGAAAAAGTAAACGAAAACTTTACTGTCTACATGTATGACAACGGATTTATGTTTGAAATTGCAGGACGAAACCGTGCTGGCGATTATAAAACTGTTAAAATTCTTTGTCAAAATATGGATCAATTGGTATCCTTGGTACAGCAAGCTGCTGATATGGAAAAAGATGATTGATCATGTTAAAGTAGGCGGCCCGTGGATAGAAATTACAACTTCTGGCGGTACTATACCATATGTTCCATCCGGCCCTAACCCCATGCAGGGTGCAGTTAGAGTTATAAATGGACAACAAGAAGTTTGGAATGGCACCACTTGGATGGCCATGTACGGTAATAGTGCAACAATTAATTTAACTAAACATGCAGAAGCAATAATGGCATGGGCCGACAAGAAAATGACACAAGAACATAGGGCAGAAGAATTGGCCAAAACTAAACCTGCAGTAGCAGATGCCCTTGCTGCGGCTAAACACGCACAAGAGCAACTTAATATTATATTACTATTAACAGAGGAAAATAAATGACACCAATGGTTAAAAACTTTGCCAAGTGCGGATGTGGTCGTACCAGAGACCTAGAAGGCTATTGCGATAGTAGCCACGCACTATCAGAAGAGGAATATGCAGAACTGCAGAAAAATGAAGATATTGATTGGGGAGATGAAGAATGAAATGGTTTAAACGAAAGATACTACAATGGTTGCAGGAAGCGCAAATGGAACAGTTAAATGATGAACCGTTAAATTCTCGCTTGGTCGACATGGATTCTGTTGAGGATGACAGCGGGCATAAAATTGACATGGGTAAATCAGTTAGATTTTCCGTGCTACCCGCAAGAGGTGGATGTGTAATCGAAATTAAATCCTGGAACCAAAAAGACCACGAATGGGATATTGTAGCACATATTATTCCTGAAGGTGAAGATATCGCTCATCGTGTTGGCCAATTGGTATCTATGGAATTTTTACGTCGATGACTTTGTACGCCGTTAATCCTGTACTGACAAATAGTGGTAGTGGGTATACAAATAATACTACTATCAATGTTGGTCCCGTCAGTCCAGCGTTGGGTCAAATACGATACAATACTACCATTAGCTCATTTGAACTGTATGATGGTACTTATTGGCAACCTGCGTTAGCTACCGCAACCGCAATTGAGGATTTCCTTGAACAAGCTAAGACAAGCGTTACAGAACATATCAATAACGAACACGCAGGTAATGTGACTATTAATGACGCATTGGCGACATGGTTGGAAGCATGTGATAAGTTTAAAGTTATCATTGCAATTGCAGGTAAAAGTAAATAATGCAGCAAAGCGGCCTTTTGGCATCACCCCCGCTATACAAACTCTGCTGCCTATGCTATAATATATCATAGGAGATCAATAATGGCAAATAACCCCCACCAGCAAGCACTAAGTGATTACTTCGATGCTCGCATCAATCATTATCATCACACAAAATCTGGTAACACAGTAGGGCCAGTCTTGCAAAAAAGTCTAGCAGATAACGTAGAGCAGGCATTGAGTAGCGTGCCATCAACTGTGCAATACAAGTACACCAGTACAAAAGAATATCACGACGCTTTTCCCTGCGCCTACAGACAGTGGCGAGCAGATAGCCACTGTAATTTAATACATGGCTACAGCTTTAGTATGAAGTTTTACTTTGGCACCAACGACCTGGATGTACGCAAC